AGTGAGGTTATATAGAGTGTCGACGTTCACGCCGGCACCCAACACGTCAAGATAGGTCTTAAGTTCATCAAGACCTTGTCTAACGTGCGGGAACCAAAAACTAAAGGCTCCCGTAAACCAAGTCTTCTCCTTTGTAAGGAGATACTCGGTCCTCAATCCTGTACCAGGATGGACGTTTGACGGTGCACCCGGCCATGCATTCACGGTCGAGGCACTTACAAACTGCTCCGAACTGGTGTCTTCGAACGAGTATTTACGATGCAGTAAATCGCCTGACTGGTTTTCCAGCTTAGCGAGCTCACGGTCCATATTCAATATGGTTCCCGTGATCGACTTGATGTCCTTAATAAAGGGCTTCGCGCCGAACTGATAAGCGAGATAGTTGCCAGATACTGAATTGGCACTACTCTCTAAATCGTAAAATTTTCTGGCTAACCTAGGGATCCCCTCACGGAGTTCCCCAAGGAAAACAGAAAGACCGGCCTTTGGAACGACAGGGGCAACACGGCTAATCGCCGTAGAGCCCAGTCCCCAGAGCTCCTGTTCATCATCAGGAGAAAGAGTCGGCCAAACACTACTAGTTGGAGTGATGTTACCAACTGGCCAGCCCAAGCAACTTTGAGTATTGTAATACTTCAAGTAGTTGTTCTGGTTCCCAATCTTTACCTCTTTAGCAAAGGTAGAGCAAAATTGGGTGTAGGTTTGTTTCTCGTTCAAGAAAGGACCACCGAGATCCTGCTTTCGCCAGAATTTCTTCTGGTGATTGGTCAGCCTTCCGGCTTTCCAGAAAGCGTGGATCAGAGGCCACCCAGTGGACTCCTTGTCGACGGTCCGTTCATGAGTCCGAATTGAAGCAGCAGTTGCTACGTGCTGCTCCGCGCCAGTGGGAAAGGGGGTTACCCAATACTCACCGGCGATCCAACCCTGATATTGGTCACGGGATCTCTCCCTAAGGCCGTAATCAAGGCTCGGATTCATAGAACTTTCCTTTTGGTAGAAATTAATGAAGACAATCTGGATTGCAGACTGTGGATACGATATCCGGTGGGCCCCTTAATAGG